ACATTCGGCGAGGCTCATGCACGCGGCATGATTCACGCAGGCACCGAGGCCGCTGCAACTTCCAGACCCAAAACCACCGGAGGACTCCGGAAACCGAAAGCAACACGATGAAGGGCTCATTCTACACAAGCCCCGCGCCGGATTTGAAGGTTATCGACCTGCTCGAAGTGTTCATGCGCACCGTTGAAGGCATGGAGCCCGATCAAAGCATCATCATCGCCCGCATGTAGCCCGGCGACCGCCTTACCTTGTGCGAGGATCATTTATTTATCGAATCCGGAAACACAGACCCCGCAAATGATGAACCCCTACCGGACAGCCTTTGACCTTTGGCATTCCGAAGGCGATCCATTCCCCTCATGGAATGACCTGCTCTCCTGGTTCTTTCTGCATGGCGCCGTAGTCGCTACGCCCGAGTCATTCATCCTTGCAAGACCCGCTCACGTTGACGCGCCTGATGAATGGTTCAACACCCTTTCCCCGCTTGAATCGCAGGATCCTCCCGATTGCTGGAATGTCTGGCTTGCCGCCGGATCCTTGGATTCTCTCATGCTCATCGCCCGGGAACATCCATTGCCATGGCTGGCTTATTGCCGACGCGGATCCACTACGGTGCGCCGCGTCAGGTTAAAAACCATCCTGCGCCATGAACTCGCCCAAGCCACCCCCAGCAGTCAAACCCCCGCCACCAGTTACGAGCACCGGCGCCGACAAGAGCGCCGCGGAACTTGAACAGAAGAAGAAGGCGGGCAAACGCTATTCCTTTAGCGACACCATCCTATCACCCGGAGGCCTTAAAAATACTTTAGGCTAATGGAGACCCGGGCCAAACAACTCCTCGACCAATGCGCGTCACTCGACGCCATGCGCTCGACCCAAGAATCCTATTGGGACGAGCTCGCAAGGATTTGTTTCCCCAGGCATCGCAGCATCATCGCAAAGCAGAATGTCGATTCCCAGCCGGATCGTGGCCGCATTGCCGAGAACTTCGACGGGACCGCGATGCGTGCATGCAACACTCTCGCCACTGGACAAGCGGCACGCATCACACCGATGGGAGCCCGCTGGTTCATCCTCCGGCCGCCGTCTCGACTCCAAGGCATGCGCGCCGCCGAGAACTGGTTTGCACGCTGCACGGAAATCCTCACCGCAAAGCTGGCCGCCTCGAACTTCTACAACCGTGCCTTTGAATGCTACCAATCCCGGGGAGCCTTTGGCATCTCCGCCTTGGAATGCACCAGCGGAGCGAATGGCCGAGGCCTGCATTTCCGATCCCTTCCTATTTCAACCTACTCGATTGCGGAGAATTCCATCGACGAAGTTGATACCTTATTCCGCACTTACCAACGCACGCCCGCCCAGCTCGCCGAGCAATTCGGCCTTGAGAAACTTTCCGGCGACGTTCGCAAGAAATTCGAGGATGCTGGCAGCCGGCACAAGGCCACCGAAACCATCGTTCACGCAATCATGCCGCGCCGTGATCGTGACCCTCGCAAGGTTGACGCCCTGAATAAGCCCGTCGCCTCGATCCACATCCACAAGGCCACCGAAACGATTCTCCTCGAAAGCGGATTCGACTCGATGCCGATCGCCGTTTCCCGCTGGCAGACCAGCCCACTCAGCCCCTACGGATGGGCACCGGCTGACTACGCGATTCCAGAAGCCGCGCAAGCAAACTTCCAAGAGCAAATGCTCGACGTGCTTGCCGAGACCGCCGCATTCCCGCGCGTGCTCTATCCCGCCGGCATGAAGGACGAGATTGCATTCGAGGCCATGGGCCTCACCAGCTTCGACCCAGCAGCAGGCGAGACCGCCATCCCACGCGAATGGCTCACCGGCGGCCGCTACGACATCGGCAAGGACCGGGCACAGGACAAACGCCGCGCGATCGAAGAAGCCTTCTTTGTCCAACTCTTCACGGCAATCTCACAGCTTTCGCCGAATGCCACCGCCACCCAGGTGCAAGCGATCGTCGGGGAATCCCGCGAAATGTTCCACCCTATCTATTCGAACATGGTCCGGGAGTTTCATACCCCGATCCTTCGCCGGGCGTTTTCTCTCCTCATGCTCCAAGGCGAAATGCCAGAACCACCTTCGGCCGTCATCGAATCCGACGACCTTGGCGCATTCATCGCAGATCCAGAAGTCGAATACGTTTCTGTCATGGCCATGGCGCTCGAGCAAAGCCAGCTCTCCAAGTTCAGCGACCTCATCACTATCATGGCGCCGCTTACCGCTCAGGATCCGGCTTGGATCCAGACGCTCAACCCGGAAATCATCACGCCGCACTTTGTGCGCTTGCAAGGATTGCCAGCCAACTTCAACCGGACCGACGAGCAGCTTGAGGAAATCGCCCAAGCGCAACAAGCACAAGCACAGGCCGCCCAAGCAGCGCAAGCCGCTCAGTCAGTGAAGGCGCTTGGCGGAGTCGATGAAGCACAACGGGCCGCCCAACTCATGCAGCAATGACCACCCCATCCAATGCCTCCGAAAAAAATCAGCAAATTGCCGAAGCCCGCCGCGACTTCTACCTATCCCTCAACCGGACCTTTGACACCCCCGACGGGAAGCGAATCCTTGACTGGCTACACGCCGCCGCCGCCACCAGGAAGCCCGCCTTCATTCCCGGAGACCGAGACCCAAACGCCGCCGCCTTCCGTGATGGAAGAAAGTCCATCATCTGGGAAATCGAAGCCAACCTTGAAGAAGCCCGCCAAAGCTATGGAGCCAAGCCCGACACCGGAAAGCCCGCGACCAGCGGCCGCCGGGGCACTCGGGGGAAAGTCGGCTGAATGCTTCGCATGGTCGGCAGCCAATGATTCCGACGATGAATTCCTCCGCCGCTACGCCGGCGACTCCGCACGCATTCAATTCATGCTTACATTCCACGCCGCCGATGATTTGACCGCCATCGCCCGCGAACGCCTGGCACTCCTCACCAAATAGCGCGGAAGACAACTGGTAAGTCTCCAGCCCCATAAGCTGGCCATGAAGGTTCGATTCCTTCCCGCGCAATCCACTCTCACCAAACCAACACCATGGATCCAAACGCAACACCATCGACGCCGGCAGCCCCGGCACAATCGACCCCACCACCCGCCGAGCCACAAACCCCGCCAGCAGCACCGGCGGAGCCCTCAGCGCCACCAGCAGCCGCAGCAAGCACGCCTCCGCCTGCTACTCCACCAGCGCAACCGGATCCACCAGCAGCCAGCACAGGCCCGAAGATTGGAGCCGACGGCAAACTTGCCGAAAACTGGTTCCTTGATCTTGGCGATGAATTCGCCCCGCATGCGAAAGACCTCAGCAAGCACAAGGACATCCGCAGCATCATCACGGAACTCGATTACTACCGCAAGAACGGAGCCGAGTATCCGAATGCCAGCAGCCCGCAGAATGCAATCGACCGCTTCCGCAAGATTGCTGGCGTGCCGGAGTCTCCCGAAGGCTATGGCCTTACCGCGGAAAACGTCAAACTTCCCGAAGGCGCGGAATTCGATGCCGAGCTTGCAAGCTCCATTGCCGAAGTCGCACACAAGACGCACACGCCTCCGGCCGCCGTGGCCGCTATCGTGGAGAAATTCAACGAGGTGCAGGCGAAGCGGATGATTGACGCCCAGGTAGCACACGCCAAGGCACAGCAGGCCGCACAGGATGCGCTTGTCGCCGAGTGGAAAGGGGACTTCCAAACCAACGCCAGCACCGTCCGCCACATCGCCGGGAAGCTCGCCGAGACCGCAGGCCTTGAGGCGGATGATCCTTCGATTCAAATGCTCGCCAATACTCCGGCATTCGCTCGCATGATGTTCGAAGTGTCGAAGCTCACCGCCGAGGATCGCATTGCTACGCCTTCCGGCTTTGGCGATTTGAAGAGCGCCACACAGAAGATTGCCGACATCAAAGCGGGCAATGATCCGGTATGGTCTCCGAAGTATCTTAGCCGAAATGAGCAGGACAAGGTCGCCGCATACGAGCACATCAAGAAGCTCCGCGAACAAGCCGGCATTTAAATTCTCCGTTGTCGTTGCTGCCAATGGTCCCCTGCACTTCTCCGGAGGTGCAGGGGTTTCTTTCTCCGCTTGAATGGATGGATTGAAGCACCAGCCGCATGATGCCAACGCTTTGACGAGTGACAGATAACCCGCAAGGGCCTGTCCGCAGCGAAAGCCCCGCTCTGGAAAGAGCAAGGCACCGACCCGCACCGCGGACAATCGAGCCGGAAACAACCGCATTCCGATTCAAACCCCTAGCACCCCACTATCATGTCATACACCATTCCCGAGGCATTCCGGAAGGAATTCGCCGACAACTTCAAGGACGTGGTCCAACAAAAGGACTCGCGCCTCATGAAAACCGTTCAAGTCGAAAGAGGCCTTCAAGGCATCGGCAAACAAATCCAATTTGTTCAGCCTACCCGCTCCTCTGAAACGACTGGCCAACGGTTCCGCAAGACCGTCATCTCTGAACTCGAAGTCGATGGCCGCTGGTACTTCCCGCGTGAATTCGACACCACCACCGGCGAATCGAAGTTCGATGAGAAGAAGCTCGCCCCCACGATCATGGGAGACGGCAAGCACATCACCGCTCACCTTCGCGCCTTCCACCTGGACTGCGACGATGTCATCATGAACGCCCTTGTCGGCAATGCCTACGTTGGCAAAAACGGCACGACCGTCACCGCTCTGCCAGCCGCGCAAACTGTGCCGGTTGACTTTGTGGCCACCGGCGCCGATGCAGACAGCAGCATCACCATCCCGAAAATCATCGAAGCGATTCGCATCCTCAGCAAGGCAGAAGCCTGGAACGAGGAAGCTGCCGCCATGGGTGAAAAACTCTGGTGCGTGATCGACGCCGACGAAGAGGCCAAGCTCCGCCAGCAAGCCAACCTTGCAAGCGGTGATCGCCTGTTCTCGACCGACTTCGGCGGCATCCCTGTTTATGACGCCAACGGCTTCCTTAGCCGCTGGGGCGCTCTGAACTTTGTGATGTATAACAGCCTCACCGCTGACACCGTCACCGGCGCCGCTGGCACCGACACGGTTTCTGCGAAGATTGTGCCCGTCTATGTTTCGTCCGCTGTCGAATTCGGCATCTGGCAAGACATCGTGACCACGGTTGACCGCCGCGCCGACCTCTCGAACGCGATCCAATTCCTTAGCCAATACTCGATTGGCGGCGGACGCGAACAAGAGAAGAAAGTCGTTCGTATCGACGTGAAAGCCTAATCCCCAACCCCTCAAGAAAGAGAAAGAAACAACATTATGGCTAACACCAATTCCAACCTCGCCGCCGCTGCCGTAAGCGTAGTGAATGATCCTACCGTGACCACCAAAGGAGTGGACCTTGGAGGCATCATGCTCTTCGCCCGTGGCCAAGTGACCTGCCCCGCAACTCCGTCCGCCGACGATACCTTGACGCTGCTCGCAGCCGACCAGGTGCCCGTTGGTGCAATCTTCGAACCTGCCTTTTCATGGGTGTTTTGCGAGACCGATCCCGGCACCGCGCTTACCCTCGACATCGGCCCGACCTCGAACCCCGACGCCTTGGCCGCCGCGCTTGCGCTCACGACCGCAGGCACCACCGGCGGAGTCGTTCCGTTCGACGAATCCGGCACCTTGGCGGTTGGCATGACCGATCCGGTTACTGTCACCACTCAGGAGGCTGTCATCGCCACCGTGAAGGTCAGTACCGCAGTCGATGAAACTGTCCTTCAGTTCTGCATCGCCTACCGCGTCACCGCCTGATCCATCCCCCCGCGGGTTAAACCCTAAACCGGAACGCCCGCGCTCTTTCACCAGGGCGCGGGCGTTTCACTTATCCTCATGCCGATCGCATCCAAAAACGACCTTGCCAATCTCGCCCTCGATCACCTTGGCGAGCCGTATCTCACGGACTACCTCACCGACACCGGCACCACCGCCGCCACTGTCAGGCTACACCTTGACCAATGTGTCGAGACTGTCCTTGAGGGGCACGTCTGGAGCTTTGCGACTCGATGCATTCAGCCGACTTCTACGCCGGCCTACGTCACCGCCACGCTCACCACCAACCTCACAGGCGCCAACAACGACCTGACATTCACCGCAGTCAATCCGGGCACCGGCGGGAATGAAATCAGCATCACGATTGCAGACGCTTCCGCCGTTGCCGCCGCAGCGATTGCCGTCACTGACAAGGCCATCACGATCACACCCGGCACCGCTACCACCGCGGCCGACATTCCGGCCGCGATTGCTGCCAATGCCGATGCCGCTTTGCTCGTCACATGCGCGCTTGCCGCTGGCAACGATGGATCCACCGCCCTGATTGCCATGGCCAAGACCTACCTCGCCGGCGGATCCCCATACCAATCGGCATTCCTGCTCCCGAGCGATTGCTTGCGCCTGCTCAAGATCAACGATGCCGACATCGACAACCCACGGCAGGACTTTGAAATCCAAGGCCGCTATATACTGCTCATCGAGGCCGATGCCGACGCCCCGGTCATCCACTACATCACCAAAAGCGCGCTCGTCACCGAATGGCCAACGACGTTCACCGATGCCGTTTCATTCCTGCTTGCCTCACGCCTTGCGCCAAAGCTCGCGCAGGACCAGCGCCTCGCCAACGACTTCCTGCAAAAGCACGAAATGACCCTTGGCAAGGCACGCAGCAAGGACGCCAGGGAAACCCGTAGCAGGGAAAACCAAGGACCGCGCCAGCTTGCCGCCCGCTCCGCCTTTGTCCGCGCACGTTACGGATCCACCTCGCCGCCCTACTGATCGCTATGAACCACGCCATGCTTTCCTTTAACGGCGGAGAAGTCTCCCCGTATCTCAAACACCGCATCGACTTCGAGAAGACTGCCAGCTCAGCCGAGCTTATGCAGAACTTTCTCCCGAACCCGATCGGCTCGATGATGAAGCGCCCGGGCCTGCAGCACATCACCACGATCACGCACGACACGACCAAGGGCCTGATGCATTCCTTTGTGTCATCGGACGGCACGGCCTACTTGCTTTGCATCGACGAGGCCAATGGCATCACCGTCATCCGGGCAGCCGATGGCACGGTTGCCGACACCGTTCCATATCTTACGGACAGCGCAATCCCTGACAACTTTGTCACCGGCACGCATTCGATGCGCGAGCTTCAAGTCACCGCCATCAATGACGTGGCATTCCTTACCCATCCATTCATTGCACCCACGCGCCTCTCACGGGTTTCAGATACCAATTGGATCCTTGAACCGATCCCGTTCGACTACTACCCGATTGCCATCGAGAACACCGACCCGGACAATCTTCTCATCGTCACCGCCACCGCAGGCGCCGCGGCCGCATGGTCCGCTTCTACCGTCTCCTATGTCATTGGTTCATTGGTGACTTACGGCGGATCCACATGGGTTTGCAACTACGCGCACACCAGCAGCGCCACGAAATACCCGGTTGACGGTCCCAAGCTCATTCTCAACACCGCCGACCCCGTGCCGGCTGGTTATTATCTCCATTCGTCAACGACAACGCTCAAGACTTACAAACCCATTTGGAAGCTCGATGTTAATGGCAGCATTGCCTATCCGGGTTCCGGCCTTGCCATTTCTTCCAACGCTGGAATTTTCAGCTCCGCAATGGTGGGTTCAAGGTTCCGCTTTTCCCGTGCACGGACGAGCACGGAATCACAAATCACGCACATCCTCAACAGCCCGGATTCGACGAGCATCGGCATTTATGTCCAAAAGAAATGGACAATCACGACCTTCGGCACATGGGACGGCACGCTCAAAATCCAAACCTCTCCCGACGGCTCCACCTGGACGGATCACAAGACGTATTTCTCAAACAAGAACCGCAACGTCTCGGAGGAGGGTGAACTCGATGATCCTGCTTTCATGCGTCTTGATTGGGATTATGTCGATACCGGCACCGGCGACCCGATGGCGATCTTTGATTGCCTCGATGCCTACCTAGAAGGCTGGTTTGAAATCACAGCCGTCACCGATGTCAACACCGCGACAGCAACAGCCAAGTCGGTTCTTTATCCATCGACCTCATTCCTTTACGCCGAGGCCGCATTCACCAAGAACCAAGGATTCCCGGCAGCGTGCACCTTGCACGAATCCCGGCTTGCCTTTGGTGGTACGGCACGCCAACCGACTTCCGTATGGATCTCATGCGCGGATGATCTTGTGAACTTCGAGACCGGCCCGGATGATTCCGACGCCATTGCCTCGACACTGGCCGCACCCGTCTCCGATCCAATCCGCTGGATGGCCTCGCAGCGCCGCCTATTCATCGGCACCAGCCGCGCCGAATATGTTTCTGGATCGGAAACCAGCGACCAGCCAATCAGCCCGAGCAACTTCACCGCCCGCCGCTACACCAACAGCGGGTCCCGGCTCCGCCGTCCGATGATCTATTCCGACGGCCTGCTATTCATCGGCCGCGCAGGCGGCAGGCTTTGGGAAATCGGCTACGATTCCGAACGCGGAAGCTACTCGACCGAAGACCTCACCCGGCTTTCCGAGCACCTTACCAAGGCAGGCATCACCGGCATGGCCTACCAACAGACACGGGAGCCGCAAATCTGGCTCATTCGTGAGGATGGCGTGCTCCTCAACTTCCTGTATTCCCGCAGGGAACGGATTGCAGCATGGTCTCAGCACTCGACCACCGGCGGCACCTTCACCGACGTGGCCATCATCCCGAACGATTCCGGCGACGATGATGTTTTCTTTCTGGTTAAACGCGGATCCTCGACATGCCTCGAACGCTTTCCGGCCGGCTGGCAGAATGCTCAGGAAACAAATGCCAACTGGCTGGCCTTGGATGGCACCTATGGCACCGGCACCACGATCAGCATCCCGGCACACTTGCGCAACATTCCCATCACGCGCCTGCTTGCTGGCGACACCGTGCCGGCCGAGACGACGCAGACCTACACCGGAGCCACCGCCACCATCTCCTCACAGGATTGGCAAGTCGGCCTTCCGATTGCGGCCTCATACGTTTCCCTACCGATCGACATGACCGCGCAGGACGGCAGCACGCAGGCACGACGCAAGCGCCCGCACAAGCTCGCCTTGTCACTCTACAAGGCCCGAGGCGGGCAGGTATGGAACTTGTCGCAGAACGCCGCGCAGGACATCCCCAACACGCAGCCAACCGCCGTCTTGCGCGATGGCTGGGAAGACGTGATTCCCGACGCCGGGCACCTCGACAACATGCAAATCAAGATCCTGCATGACGATCCATTCCCGTTCACCGTCCGCGCGGCCCTCATCAAGTGGCAACTCAATGAACCATGAGGCTTTCCCCGTTTCACTCCCGTTCTGCTTTCCATCCGTCACACTCACGCAATGCCGTCCCTTTCACCATCCATTCAACATGCAGACTTCGATACTGCATTGAACATGGCGGAGGCCGCAATGGTCGCCGCGGAGCGCGTTGATTGTCAGATCGTGCACCGCTTCGTGCCTGGCATGTATATCAGGGAATGCCACATTCCCGCCGGCACGCTTCTCACGACGATGGAGCACAAGACCACGCACCCCTTTCTGGTTCTCCGTGGCGTGCTTCGCCTTATCTCCGCGAATGAAGGCCCACAGGAGATTCACGCGCCGCACGTAGGCATCACCGAGCCCGGCACGCGCCGCATGATCCTCGCCCTCGAAGACGTGACTTGGCTCACCTTCCACGCCACCGATGAAATCGACGTGGAGAAGATCGGCGAGGCCATCCTTGCACCCAACACCAACCCGCTACTTGCACCAGGCGAAGCCGAGCAATGGCGGGACAGCATCCCCCAACACCTCCCACACCCATGAGCTTTGCAGCTATTGCCGTAGTCGCCACCGTTGGATCCGCCGCGCTTTCCATGTACGGCCAGCACCAAGCCGCCAAGGCAGGCGAAGCCGCAGCCAAGGCAAACAATGAAATGATGAAGGCCGAGGCCCGCAATCAGGAACTCGAGACCGCCGAGGCCATCAAACGCGAGCGCCAGAATAATGAGTCGATGCTTTCCGCACTCCGCAACCGAATGAGCGGATCCGGATTCCTTACGACCAGCGGCACGCCTCTCCTACTTGAAGCCGAGAGCGCAGGCCGGATGGAGATTGGCATTCAAGACGCCGCCCGCAGCGCCCGCATGAATGCCGCTTCGATGCGCGCAAAAGGTAAAATGGGAATTTGGGAATCCAAGATGAACAGCCAAGCCACCAAAATCAACATGGTAGCCACCGGCCTCAAAGGCATCGGTTCCGCGTATTCCGGTTACAAGCTCGACAAGTCCATTGGTCTCTATCCCCGCATCGGTGGAGGCTAACCCATCATCCTATCATGATCCGTATCCCTCAAGTCCCAGGCCTGCAACCCACGGCAATCAATTCGCCGCAAGTTGACCCACGCGCAGCCGCGGCGCCATGGCAGGCGCTTGGCAATGTCGCTGAATCCATCGCCGGAGTCTCCGAAGACTTCCACGACGCAGCGCGCAAGGTGCAACTCATGGAGAATGGGCGGATTGTTTCCGAGAAGCGCCAAGCCCTCGCCTCGAACTTCGCCGCGTTGCAGCTCGACCTGCAAAAGGATCCCGACCCGGCAAGCCGGATCAATCGCACAAAGGATTTCTTCTCGAAGACCAAGGGAGAAATGGAAACCGAGGAACTTCCCGACACCGTCCGCGCCGAACTCCTCAACCACTTCGACAACTTTGCCACCGATGCAGTCATCCGCCAGGGAGAGGATTCATTCCGCCTTGCCAAGACCCGCGGCCTCATGGCCCTCGACAACGAACTCAATTCTGCAATCCGCAGCGGGAACCCGAACGCGATCGACCTGCCACTCCAGACCGCCCGGGAATCCGGATTCGTCTTGCCCGAGCAGGAGGCAAGCATCCGCCAGAAATACGCCACGGAATTCAAGGTGCAGGAAATGCTCAAGACGATCCAAGCCAAGCCGCTCGAAGCAGAGAAGGCACTCAATGGCGCAGACTTCGCCGGCAATCATCCAGACCTTGACCCTGCCACTATCAACCGCTTGCAAGGCGAAGCAGAGCGCACGGCCAACCGCTTCCGCAGCGACTTCACCAACGACCTCATCATCTCCGGAGCCAATCCAACGCCCGAGGAATTGAAGTCGATGGAATCATCCGGGCAGATCGACAAGGACACGCATGCGCGCTGGATCACCAGACTCCGCAACAACTCCGACCCGGTTCATGACCCAGCGCTTTACGAGGAAGCCTATGACCAAGTCATCGGCTACGATCCTGCCAAGGATGCCTCCGGCCAATCAGAGGCCGCAATCCGTTCATTCCTTGCCACGCAGAACTTGCCAGCCGCAGCAATCAAAACGCTCAATGACAAGCTCAACGAACGCATCAAAGGAGGCGGCAGCGATTCACCCAAGGGGAAACTTGAAAGCGAATTCGCCAGCAGGATTCATGCAGATGTCAACCAAGGCAGCTTTGGCAATTACCGTTTTCCGCTCGACCACGACAACAGCCCGGGCACGGCGCCCATCATGGCGATCAATTCCGAGCAGTATGGCAAAAGCTGGCAGCTTCGCGGGGAATTCGCCGAGCAATGGCGCGGCATCATGAGCGCCATGCCACCGAATGCCGACTTCACGACAGTAAGCAAGGCATACAACGAACTCAAGGAGGCCTATAAGAACAAGCGCCCAACGCCCACGCTTAACCTCAGCAAGCCCGTATCCCTCGACTTCGATCCAAATGCCACGCTCCAGAACATACAAAAATCGACGTTTGGCGGTCAGCCTGTCCGACCTCCTGGAGGAACCTACACCGGAGCCATCCCGACTGTTTTCGGTGGAAAGAACGATCCGGCCGACAATGGCAAATCTGCTTTCGGTGGAGAAACTGGCGACGGCGCCAAGCAAGGCACAGCTATCCCCAAGGCTCTCCTCGATGCCAAGTTCCCCGGCAAGGACAAATCTTGGCTTGGCAAAAACGTCCGCACCGTAGTCCGCGGCGCCGATGGTCGCAGCCACGTCTTGCCCGTGGTGGATCTAGGGACCGCGGAATGGGTATGGCAGAAGAACGGCAGGCCGACGCTTGACCTCACCGAAGGCGCAGCCCGGCAGATCGGTGCCAAGCCGACCTATGACGCCAATGGGAAAATGAAAGGCCTCACCGGAGTCGCAACCGTGGATTTCACAGTCGTTTCCATCGAGACCAGCAAGCCGCTTGCAGGATCCTCATGGGAGGAAGCCAAACGCGACTGGTTTGCCACCAACAAGCCAAGGACCAACGAGCAAGCCAGCAATGGCCTCATCGCTCTCCGCCAATCATGGCACCTTGCCAATGCCGAGCTCGATGAGCAGGCCAGTGTCCTACCGCCCAAAGGCAGCCTTTAAATTTTCTCCCCACTCATCACCATGGAATCACTCCTCGACTTCGATCCCGCCGCGCCTCTCGCCGAAGACCAAGCCTATCGTGCAGGCCTCGACCTCAACAACCCGCCGCAGGACTTCGATGCTGAACTCCCAGGAGGAATCACGCGCCGGCAAGTCGCCGAATCGGTTTTTACGAAGTACATGACGCACACGAAGGAAAAGGGTTTCCGCCCGTTTCCAACCAAGAGCGGAGCATCCGCCGAGGCCGACGCTTTGAAGAAGGTATTCATGGGGGGCATCGATGGCCTGCCAAAGAACATGCCCGCCGACCAATGGCAAATGCTTGAGCAGGCAGCCAAGCAGGAAAGCGACCCGCAGGAATACATGGCGCGCGCATTGAATGCCACCTACCTCAAGCACCGCATCGGGCAGGAGATTCCACCGGAACAGCATAGCACGGTCCGCGATGCCTACGCACGCCAAGAGCTTGGCCTCACCGGCGAGCTTTCCGACAAGATTGTCCTCGATGCGATCAAGACCCGCTATCAGGAGGATGCCAACACGCAGAAGGCGCTTTCTGACAACCTCCGCGCCGTCACCGAGCGCATGCTCTCGACCGTAGGGAAGAAGGACCTTTCGACCTTGGAAACCAAGGTGCGCATGCAGGATGGCATCGCCATTCAAGACAAGGTGAATCCAAGCGCCTACCAACGGCCAACCATCGCCGAGCGTGAGGAATTCCTGCAAACGATTCCCGAACGCCACCGCGACAACGTCCGGGAACAATGGAACCACCAGACCCGTGAACTCTCCCGGCTATTCCGCCGCTACGAACCGCTTGCCACCGAGCTCACCAAGACCGTGGACAAGCTCAAGCTCACCAATGACCCCGACATGGCTTTGCGTGATGCCGTGGACAACATGACCGCCAGCCTGCCGGAGGACAAAAAGGATCGCGGCATCGTGCTCGCCATGCTTTCCAACACGCTCAAGAACAATCCAGAGCTCAATCAGACATTCACCAAGCGACTTCTAGGCAATGCCGCGCGTGGTGTTGGCAATGCATGGAACGGCCTCGAACAAATGTTTCAGGCCGAGGTCCGGCAGCTTGGCGTCCGCGCGAATGGATTCGAGGATTCACAAGCCGAATTCATTTCAAGGCGCCGGGAACTGCTTTCCGTCATCCAAGGATCCGGCATGGACCTTGTGAGCGTGCAGGACGGCATTGCCGCAACTTCCGCAGTCAATGCCTCAGGATCCGCATGGATGATTCCCGCATCATTCCATCCGCTTGGAGTCGCAGCCATGCAGCAATCGATGGCCGGCGATAGCTACCAGAATGCCCGGCTTCAATATGAAGGCGGCGACGAAACTGCCCAGGTGAACACCGCTCTCATCTCCGGCACCTTGCAGGCTGGCATCGAGCGCTTCACCAACACCGCGGGCGTGAAGATCATGCTTGGCAAACTCCCGACGTTCACGGGACTCCTCAACAAGGCAGGCGTGCAATCGGCCACCGGCCGCGGCGTGCTTGGCTTTGTAGCAGGCAAAGCCACCACCGACGTGATGGAGTATGGCGAGGAAATGGCACAAGGCGCAGCCGACATGGGACTGCAAGCCCTCGCCGCCGACCTCTCAGGCCTCAATCCAGACGTTGAATGGGGACAATACTTTGCCGATTGGGCAACCGTCGCAGGACCCGAGCAGCAGGCCACGCTTTCCGCTGTCATGGCCTTTGGCATGATTGCCGGCGCAGGTGCCTCCTACAATCATTTTAAATACGGCGCCGCCCTGGCACAGAACAAGACATTCCTCAAAGCCCACGGCTTCACTGATGGGGAAGTCCGCGAAATCACCAACACGACCGACCTCGACGAGGCCGCCGACCGGACACGCGAAGCATTCCTAGAAGCTCAGAAGCGCGGGAAGAACATGACGCCCGAGGAAAAGGACCGCCTTGCCATCGAGCGCAAGGAAACCATTGAAACCCTCAAGGCCCGCGACGAGGCAGCCCGTGCAGCAGGCACGCCCGTCATCACCAAGGAGAAGGACGACTTCACCGAGGAAACCACTTTCATTTTCAGCGATCCCATCACCGGCACGCAGTCCCGGCATGAGACCGAAGAGGATGCATTCCTTGCTTGGCGTGATTGGGCCCGCACTCAGGAAGAGGAACAAATCGACACCCTACGCGATGCCGCACATGAGGGAGCCATTGACTTCCTCACCGGCGAAGGCCAAGCCGCGGAAAACCTGCAAGTCGAAACCACCACCAAGACGCAGACGCTTGCCAAGGAACAGCAAGACTTCGAGACCGAGCTCAAAGCAGCCACCAAGGACCTCGACCGCTCGACGACCAACAACCAGAAGCGCGACGCAGCGCAGCGCATTGCAAAGGCGCAGGCCGATCTTGGCGCCCTCAAGGCCCGCATGAAAGTCTTGATCTATGACCGAGGCTATACACCCGCAAAGGCAGCGGAGGCATTCCAATCGCTCACCATCCGCGCGGAGAACTTCGGCCGCTTCTATATGGGGCAGCTTGTCGGCTTCACCATGAAACTTTTTGGAGGCCACAAAATTCAAGACATCGTCGAAGACGTTGCGGAAGTGAACTTAAAGCAGGCCTTTCACGAAAGCCTTGAAGATCCCGAGCAAGTCCTCGAAGAAATCCGGATCTACGAACGCGCCAGCGGCGCCCGTCTCATTGATCCAGAATATCGATTCACCGAGGACAACCTCATGCCTATCGTCGAAGGATTCTCGAAGCTCGCCCGTGGCGTCGTCATGTCGGAAGTCAATAGCGGCCAACTGCCGCCAACAGTCTCGAAATGGATCAAGGTCCAAATCGCCCTGGAGGCCAAATGCGTTGAAATCGCCCGCGACCTTGGCACCGCCGCGGAATTCCGCGAAGCACTCACACAGGGATTTGTCCCGCCGAAGCTCCACCGGCAACTCATGGACGCCGTAGGCCTCGATCCACAGGCACAGATGCGCCGGCTGGAGAAGAGGCACGAAGACCAGCTTGCCGCCGAGGCCATGGAAGGATACCCGGAAGTCTCCGAGGAAGCCAAGGGGCGCCTGCCTCACCCGGAAACCCTACGCGCCAACCAGCACCCACTGGCCGGCGAAGTCCGCAGGCTTTGGGAATCGATGAAAGTCGCCACCAAGCGCCGCACCAAGCAAGGCAAGACCGTTGACCGGACCAACGAGGCCAATGCCTACTTTCTCCCGATCGGCGAAATGGAAGACCTCGACAACGTGCTCCGCTCTCTCAACGAGAAGGGATTCGAATTTGAAACGATCACCGACATGCTCGATGCTCTCGATGTTTCAATCTCCTACGGCAAGCCGTTCTATGGCACCGGCTCCCCAGGCGGTTCAACCTATGCCATCGGCAACGCCGAAGATGCCCGCTACATGGAACTTGCCAAAGATCCGGAGGCCAATGAAAGCAGGCTTCGCTCTATGGTGAAACTTGCAGCCAAGGCCGCCGGCTATGTTTCCGGTCCATGGTATCACGGAACGAAAAACAAGGATTTCACCGCCTTCGACCCATCGAAGAAGGGCGACAATATGGCCAATAATCCTTTTGGTCCAAAAGGTTTCTGGTTTGCCAAGAACGCAGACCGAGCAAAGCAATGGGCAAAGAACGGCAGACTGCTCGAAGTTTATTTAAAGCCAGGTATTCAGCTCGAAGGTGAAAATCTTCTTTCAGGCGGACAAGAGGAATTTGAAAACTCAGAAGCGACCTCGATCATTAAGCCTGGCATCGCAGTCGTTAAGCACTCTGCACAAATCAAATCCGCTGACCCCGTGACCTACGACGAAGCGGGCAACGTGATCCCGCTCAGCAAAAGATTCAATTCGTCCATGGATTCAATCAGCTACGCCATCGGCCGAATCGGGCCGGTTACTCTTGAAGATGCTCTTGTCTTGCATGGCCTCGGAAAAACCTCCGATCACGCGGATTACCAAGCGGCAAAGGCAGGTGATCCCAAGGCCGCTTTATCATTAGCAAATGACCTAATCCAAGATGAAGAATTGGACGCTATACAGCGGCAGATAGGCAGCAAAAAGCCGATTGTGGTTCCAGTTTTGGCCATTGAACAATCCGGCAACAACATGATTCCACTAGCGGCAGGCAATAGGATTGCCCATTCGCTTGGTCTGGAAATCACCGAGGACATCATTCAATCCGTGAAGGCCAATAGGGGAGGGAAGTCCGCTTTAGACCGGGTGTTTTCTCAAGCCTCATTCGAGGGAAAGATTCAGCCTGGGGCGGATTATCTTCTAGTCGATGATACATTGACCCAAGGCGGGACATTCGCAGCCTTGGCCGAACACATTCAAACCAATGGCGGAAACGTCATTGCCACTGTATCCTTGACCGGGAAACAATATAGTGCGAAGCTACGCCTAACCGATGAAACTCTCCGTGAAGTCAGGCAAAAATTCAGCGACGCCGAGGAAGCATTCCGGCGCGCCACCGGCTACGGATTTGAATACCTCACCGAATCCGAGGCAAGAGCCCTCGCGCGGTTCCGTCCCGCTGACGCCGTCCGAAGCCGAATCCTTAAGGAAGGAAATGAAAGAGGCTTCGGCTTGGATGAAGGCGGAACTGGCCAAGGCATAATCCAAGGCCCATCCACTTACGCCATCGGCACCCCTGGCATCACTCGCCTAGAGGCCGCCATTGCCAAGAAGCTCACCGAAGGCCCCGACGAGCGCGCCGCTTTCTACGAGCGCCTACGCAATCGCCTTGCTTCCACCGTGCTCATGCTCAGGGAAACGAAGCGCAACACCGCCACGACCATCACCGAGGCCGAGACCGAGCGCAACCGGATCCAAGATGCCCTTGCCGAAGCTCAGGCTGTCCTTGGCGCGCTTCCACCCGAGGCCCGCGGCAGAGTGTCATTCAATCCGGCCGAAGTCATGGAGGCCACCACAGAGCGCGGGCAAGTTTCCGTCTTGCTTCGCCTCATCGATCGGGCAGACGAGCAGCTTGAAGCCGTGCTTCGCAAGGAGTATCATGAGAAGTTTGAAATCCTTCTCGACCTCGCCAAGCCGGACTTGCGCCAGAACAAGAGCATCCGCGGGCGCCTCACTCCAGACGTGCAGCGCCAGATTGGCAAGGTGCTCGAAGCCGTCACCCTCAGCCCCGAGGCATTGCAGGCGGAACTCATCGGCGCCGAGGCCCGCATTGCATCCTTGGCCGTGGCCGAGGTGGAAGACAGCAAGGAAGCCCGGCAGGCACACGTCCGCGCCCAGGTGGAAGCCACCATTCACCAGACGATCCTTGAAACCTTTGGCAACTTCTCACGCCTCAGCGCATCCGAAATGGCGCATGCCTACATGCAGCTCGAAAGCATTTACGTCAATGGACGGACCACCCGGAAGATCCTCGACGAGAACCGCCGCAACGAGATCAAGGAAGCCACGCGCGAAGTGCTCGACAGCCTGCCACCCGTGGACCAAGCGAAGCACGCCACCAAGACCGCAGACCAAGGCATCGCAGACGAAGCCTATTCGTGGCTTTTGGGAATGTCCTCATTCCATCAAGTCATGGAACGGCTATTCCCGAAATCCGTCACCGCCAGGGACATGCAGGAGCGCGTCCGCAAGGCCGACCGTTATTTTACCCGCGCCAAGATCGACGCGAAGAACCGCTTCGATGCTTTCATCTTCGGCACTTGGAACCTCACCGGAGTTTCACGTCAACGCAAAGCTAATCAAATCCTTCATGATTTGTCTATGCGCCGCACAGACTGGAATATCAGCCTCCGCGAAGGGTTAAACTTCACCACGGAAAAACTCACCGAGCAGCAGGCAATCGCCATCCTCAATGGCGAAATGAAAATCGGATGGGAGGATGATCGCATTGCCATGACCTCACTCAATCAGGCCCTCATCGACTTCCGCATGATGCGCTTGAAGGCACAGAACGAAGAGCGGTCATTCCGCAATACAGTCATTCAATTCCAACGTCTCACTTCAAGAAAAGATCCGGGTCCGCTGGTCGCGTCGGATATGGAAATGCTCTACTTCCTGCAACTCTACGCACAAGAGCAATACCGGCCCGCCTTGGATAAGCATGGATTCACTGATGAAGTCATGGAACGCATCGCCAAGAAGCTCAATCCCAAGGCCCACGACCTTGGCGAATTCCTCCGCTCCGAGTATGATGCCGAATGGGACCGTCTCAATCCGGTGTATCAACGCCTGTTTGGCCTCGATATGCCCAAGATCCGCAACTACGCGCCCGGCATGTTTGAACACATGGACGCCAAGAGCGGGGACAATACGACCATCGAAGCCTATGGAGATTCCAATCCCGTGAATTCCATGTCCGCTGGTTTCACGAAGGCGCGCACGCACCACATGGCACGGCCGAAGCTCGCCAACGCCATGACAAATTACTGGAGCCACCTGGAGGCAACCGAGT